GCTCCATACGCTGGCCACGCGTGAAAACTTTCTGCTTTGAAGGATCTACTGGTTTGATACGTGGCTGAACCTTATCCAGATACACCTCAAGCGGAGTGCGCCATGGGCTAATGCCGAGAATACCGGCGACATCACTGCCGCCGAGATATTTGGTTCTGTCCATGCTTCCAGCGTTCTGCATCATGCCGCGTTCCTCGCCGTATCCAGTTGGTCAGCCAGATCCCACTTGGCAATGATGCCGGTGAGTTCCCGCTGATACGCAGCCAGGCATTCTTCAAACTCAGAGCTCATCATCAGCTCTTCCAGGATCTCGCTGCGCACGCCTTTGCGCTCCAGTTCGTAGAATGGCTTTTGCAGCTGATGGAACTTGATCGCGTCGATAAGCTCGACGTGGCGCTCGTACAGCATCTGGTTAAGCTGGTAGTCGCCGTCGATGTTGTTCATGATTTTTTTCAGGTTGTTAATCTGCTGAATGTTCACTTGCTCACCCCCATACCCATTTCCGTTTTTGCTGCCAGTTTGCTGACGAATGCCCAGCTGATAGCTTCCGGCAGCGTGCGAAACTTCCAGCTCATCAGCCCGCATGCCGTAACGCAGTACCAGCCGTTAATGATTTGCCATTGCATACACACCTCACTATTACCATTTGGTAAATATCAGGGGTATGAGAAAGCCACCCGGTGGTGGGTTTCTGGTAATTCAACGCCCTGCTGTTACCGTTAAGGTAATAATCTGATCAATTTACGAATTAGTCAATAGATGTGACGAGGAAAAGTTTACCATTTTGGTAAATGTATGAGACGCGGGAAGTTATCCCCCCGGCAGGAGTGACAGGTAGATTAGAGGCTATTGGTTCTGGCTGACGATGAACTTGATGAAGGCGGTGATCTTGTTTTTCTCTTCCTGCGGCAGCCCGGCGTATTCATGGTGGTCATAGTCAATCAGACCAGCATTACCAGGCGGCAGGATCAGCTCATATGCATCGCGGCCGAACGCCCTGGCGATAGCCGACAGTACGCCAATGCTGGTGGAGCCTTCGCAGTTCAGGATGCGATTTACGGTCGCCTGGCCGATACCGGCCGCTTCCGAAACCTTTTTCTCTGAGTTCAGATCCGGATGCTGTCCCATCCATACACCCAGGGTAAACGCTGCCTGCTTTTCCACACTCCATTCCTGCGGGTCGATAATCTCCGGCAGCGTCGGGGTATCTGACAGATGGTCGATATCCAGCCAGAAACGACCTTTTCCGGCGAACGACTCGATCTCGCGTGCCGCGTTAGCGCCGATATTTTTTGTCCCCTTGCTCCACCTGTTAACGAGGTTAGCTGATTTTTTGATTCTCTCGGCAAACCGGAGTTGCGTGTTATCGAAATCCTTCCGGATTATCTCATTGAGGTTGTCGCGTCTTATGTCGTAGATGCTTTTCATTTCTATTTTTTTAGCCTGGAATTGTTACCTAACTGATTAAATTTAATAGAATATTACCATAAAGGTAAACTTACCAAAAAGGTAACAGTCATTGATTTTTACACCAGATTGGTAATAATCAGGCTGTCTAAAGTTAGTCCGGGACTAAAAAATATGAGCGATGTGCAAAAATTTGACTTCAAACGCTGCTGGCTCGACCTCTCTCCGGCAGAGCGTGAAGAGTTCGCAAGTGACGCCGGCACGACCAGCCACTACATTCAGGTTCACCTGACTGGCCGTAGAAGAATTCCACGTAAGCCTCTGTTAGAAAGACTGTTTAAAGCCTGCAAATCCCGTAAGTGGATCTCCGCAAAATCCGACCTGGTCCTCTGGTTCCACGAACGTTAATCCTCAAAACTCACCCTCGCCGCCACCCCCAGGCGGCTCCTGCCTCTCCCTGTACACCAATTCGGTAATAATTATCCAAATACGGTTGATCTTTTTTTTGGCTTGCTGCAAAATTACCGTAACCACAACCAGAGTGAGACAGGAACTATGGAGATCATTACTCGCGTCGAAGCGGCAAAGGCAGGACTAAAGCGCTACTACACCGGTAAGCAATGTAAGCACGGCCATGACAGTGAGCGATGGGTATACAACGGGCATTGTGTCGAATGCACCCTCGAGACTAACCGCCGCCGCCATGCTGAGATAAAACGGCTAATGCATGAGGCCTCAAAAGGTAATGCCGTGGAGGTGATCTGATGGCCCGCATTCGCACCATTAAGCCCGAGTTCTGGGCCGATGAAGACATGGCAGAGGTATCAGAACCAGCCTGCTTGTTGGCTATTGGTCTGCTTAATTACGCAGATGATGAAGGCTATTTCAATGCAAACCCGAAGCTTATCAAAGCTGCAGTTTTCCCTATCCGAGAACCATCCGTTCCTATTCCGGTACTAATACGGGAGCTTTCCAACTGTGGTTATTTATCCATGTTTTCCACCCCTGATGGCAAGCATTTTGGGGTCATAACTAATTTCCTTAAACATCAGGTAGTGAATAAGCCAAAAGAAAGCAAAATCAAAGGTTTACCCCTAGTACCGTATGAGTACGGTACTGATACGGTACAAGTACCATTAGGAATGGATCAGGGATCAGGGATCAGGGAAATAAAAACCCCTCTCTCTGCGCGCGAAGTAATTCAAGTCCCTCCGGTTGTCGTTGATGGTATCGGAGAGCCAATTGGCAAATTCACCATGCATGAAAACTGGAAGCCGTCAGAGGACTTTGTCATGCGCGCCAGAACATGGGGCCATGCGCTACCAGCTGACGGTTACAAGAAATCAGATCTGATCGAATTCATCACCTACTGGATGGCAGAAGGCAATGTGATGCAACACGTGCAGTGGGAGCAGAAGTTTGCCCGGCTGCTGATGAACAGGAAAAAAAGAGCGGCAGGAAAGCGCGGTGAAAGCTCTGACGATGAAGTACCACACTGGAACAGCCCTGAAGGCTGGAAGGATTTCTTATGAGTAACGTATTCGCAGCAATTCAGAATCGTGATGCCGGCGCCCTGGCTCGCATGATGGGTCCGGACAATCACCAGGCTCAGCAAGACAATGTTGTGAACATCAGCGCAGAGAGACTTGTCGATGCCCTGTTTAAACAGCTCAAGCAACTGTTTCCGGCAGCAGAGCAGACCAACCTTAAGACCGCACAGCAGGAGACCGACGCTAAGCGCCAGTGGATCGCCGCTTTCGCCGAAGGTGGTATCCGTACCCGCGAGCAGGTATCAGCAGGAATGCGCCATGCCCGTGCCTGTGAATCACCGTTCTGGCCGTCACCAGGTCAATTCATCAAGTGGTGCAAAGACAGCAAGATGGTGCTTGGCGTGAGCATCGAAGATGTGATGGGGGAGTTTCACCGCTACGCCAAGGAGAAAAGCCTACAGCCTGGCGGACCAGAACAATTCCCGTGGCGCCACCCTGTCATGTACTGGATTGTGTGCGATACCAGGCGCGCGATGTACCAGCGTCAGTTAAGTGAGATTGAAGTTGAGAAACATGCGCGTAAGCTTCTTGACGAATGGGCATCAAAGGTCGCGGCAGGTCATCAGATACCTGATCCGATTCTGAGCATCCAGTCGAAGCCAGAGCCTATAAGCACCCCTCCAGACCCCGGTGGCAATACCTACCATCCACCAGGTCGAAGCTTCGGATGCATGCCTAACGCGGCGACACTCGGAGGTATAACCCCGGCACAGTGGCTGATGGAGGAATACCGGCGAGGGAAGGCAGCAGGACTCATCAAGTAATACCGGCGCGGAAGCGCGTTTTTTTACGCCTTAATGTTTACCAAAAGGGTAATAAAATATGCGCAAGACTATTGATATTGATCCGTTTATGGTTATAAATTACCAATAAGGTAAAAATCATGCGAAAGACAGTACAGGCACTAGGCCGGCTTAAAGCGGGCCAGATGAACAAAACCGAAACGGCGTATGCGCAAGAGCTTGAACTGCGTAAGCGCTACGGGGAGATAGCCTGGTACCGGTTCGAAGGCATCAAGCTGCGTCTGGCTGACAACACGTTCTACACGCCTGACTTCGCCGTGATGCTGGCAAACGGCCAACTGGAAATGCACGAAGTGAAGGGGGGTTACTGGACCGACGATGCCAGGGTGAAAACCAAAGTCGCCGCCGACCAGTACCCATTCCGGATCATCGGAGTAACGAAGCTCCCGGCAAAAGCCGGCGGCGGGTGGAAGGTCGAAGAGTTCTAAAACAACGATCTTCATTGATATCAATTGAATCAATAAGTTAAACGGGTAAGCGGGGGTAAGTATGGATTTTGATTTCGTGAATTACAGTCGGCGGTCACTGCTGCTGTTCGTGATGGTGGCAAACATCATTGGTTGGGTGGCAATCGTCGCCGTCCTGTATGTGGCTTATCTGGCGATCGAGTGGGTGACAGCATGAACATCGAAACAGTAAACGAGCTCATTCGGTCGCTGGAGTCTGCGGGCGAGCTGTCGATCAGAGAGCAGAAGTTCCTGAAGCTGGCGAAATCGTACCAGCAGCTTGCTGCGGAGAATATGGCGCTGAAGGCAGCCGTTGCGGAAGAGATTGAAGTTATCAATGGTGGTGGCCAGCGGTACTGCGTGAAGGACGGCATGTCCATAAATCCGATATATGCGCGCGGATGGAATGACCACCGGTCTAATGTCACGGCAGTACAAACCCCCGCCACCGATCGCATCGTAGCCGGGATTAAGGCTGATGGGGTGGAGGAGTTTGCCGCGCATCTTGTGTCAATGGAATGTCATCTAGAGGCCGAGTGGGCGAAGTCTTTCGTTTTGGAGGTGTTAAATGTCAAAGGTCGCTGATTTTGTGAAACGCATGGAGAAGCAAGGTCGCCAGTTTGAAGTTAACGGTAACTTTGTTGTTATCTCGCCGACCAATGGACTTGCAATGTCCGACCTGATTGAGATGCAAAACCTAAATAAAAAAGGCGAACTTGCGGATTATATTGCCAAGCAGCTGCGCGAGGGGGCCAAATGAACAAGCGACGCTATACCAACGAAAAACCGCGCATTGAGAAAAAAATTAACACCGCCGCCATGAAGATTTTGATTGCTCTTATGCCACGCCAATACCGACGGGAAGTGTGGTCACGCGGCGAAGGGATGATTTATTCAAACTGCATGTGGTACCAGACGTGGGAAGTCGTCACCGTTGACTATTGGGGGGAGGCAGATAGCCAAGAGGCGTTTGACATTCTCCACAACCGGCTAATCGATGAAACCACTGATTGGGATGGCATTGGGTATGCGTATGACGCCGAAAACTCAACCGGGGAAGAGGTTGATAAAGAGAAGTTTTATTCCCCATGGAGGCTGGGTAACAAAGTTGGGCGAGCTGAAATTATTCGGCACTGCCGCCAGTTGGTGAAAAATGGCGTGAAATGGGAGCGTGCCGCATGACAACTGATATCACCAAACTGGCGCAGAGCCTGAAAGCGGCGGCAACTGACGTCAAGGAGACTGCCCATATAGCTCGATATGTGAAGGCGACCATTGCCAGGCAAACATTCAAAGAGTTAATGACGCCGGAAAACATTCTCGCATTGGTAGAGGCGCTGGAGAAGTCGCAAGCCACGGAGGCTCACTGCAATCGCGGATGGAGCGAAGCGCATGAGCAGGAGGCCAGGGCGGAAGCGGCAGAGAAGCGCATCGCCGAGCTGGACGCAGAGCTTGAGCGGGAGAGAGAAAAATCACGGCGCGTGATGTTTCGCATCGCCGAGCTGGAGTCCCGCACCGTGAAGCCTGCACCGGTAATTCCATCCGAGCTTCACCCGGATACGCAGAAGTTGGTGACCGACTTCTGCACTGCCCTAGCAGAGAAGCTGTACAAGGCCCAATTAAAATACGGCTACGACGCGGACTGGAAACAGGATGGGTGGCCAAGTCAATGCCAGACGCACTTTCACCAGCATATCGCCAAAGGTGATCCGCGCGACGTTGCCGCTTACTGCGCCTTCATGTGGTGGCACGGCTGGAGCACTAAGCCTGCTGAATGCCTGGAACCCCGCACCGTCACTGTGAAGTTGCCGGACTATAGGAATACTTACAAATCACCATTAGCTGATGAAGTTGAGCATCAAGTGCGATTGGCGCTTGAGTTACTCTCGTCTGCCGCTGGCATCAAGGTGGAGGCTGAGTGATGCGTAAATTCAAAGTGACCATTGAGACCGGGATTGTTGGCGGAAATTTCGAGGAAATATTCGAAGTTGAAGATGATGCAACCGATGAAGAGATTGCGGCAGAAGCTAAGGATATTTTCCTGAATCAATGCAATTACGGCTACCACGAAATTACCGGGGAGGATGAGTAGATGGCTATCACTGAAGGATTTTGCGCGGACCTCTACTGCGACTGTGATGGTTGTCAGTCAGGGAAAATCTATCCGCAGGGGCAGGCTGATTTTATTGGCCGGAATATGACCGATATTTCTCAGCAGGCGCGCAAAGCTGGCTGGCGCATCAGCAAAGACCGCCAGCGCTGCTATGCGCCGGGCCACAAAATTTCACGGGGAGCCAACCAATGACCAGCAAATTAACCAGAGCGCAGCTTCACGAACGCGCTCGTGAAAACGTCAAAGCGCTGAAAATGGCATCACGACAGAAAGCATTCGAAAGCGCACGCGAAGAAATATTGGCTGACCTGCAGCTTGCTGAACTGGCGCTGGCCGCGATGGACAGCGAGCCGGTGGCGTGGCGTTGGCGCAGTGGGCCAGATAAACGGTGGCATCTCGCCAGTAGAGGTGACCTGGCGGGAGAGGTTGAGCCGCTCTATCGCCACGCGCAGCCAGCGCCGGTAGTGCCGGAAGAAGCCACTCCGGACAGTATCGAAATTCTTGCCAGTGCCAGGCGTCGTGACCGCGCTGTATTCCAGTGGGATGAAGACCAGCGAAATGCGGCCGCTGATTCCTGGAACGCCTGCCGCGCCGCCATGCTCGCAGCCGCCCCTCAGTCACCCGGCAGTGAACCCGCTACCGTGCCGGGTAAATGGATTCCGGTAAGCGAGCAGATGCCGATAGATTTTGAGGCAGTTATCGCTTTCGATGGAGATCAGGTTTATGGCGAGGCTATGTATAGTTCTGATGATGGATTTACCATTGATGGCTATGAGCCATGCGACAGATTGAAGTTGCAAAACGTAACCCACTGGATGCCGCTGCCAGCCGCCCCTCAGGAGGTGAAAGGTGAATAAGGTCGAACTGCTTGAGAAGATATCGGCACTCGCTACTGAATGCCACACGCTGGCCTGTGAGCTTGATATTGGTGATGAGCGGACCGAAATGTTCGAAATTTACAGCGTGCTGCACAACCTCTGTCGCCGCGGCTACGCCAGCCAGGTAGGGCGGCGGATGAATCCTCTGCTCGCATCCTGCGATGATGAAGAGGATGAGGAAGGTGACGATTGGGATGAGGATGACGACTGATGCCTAAATCCCCAGCAGAACGCAAAGCCGCGCAGCGCGCGCGGCAGTCCGCCGCCGGTGAGCGCAAAATTGAACTGGTGCTCGACGAGCAGGAAGTAGAGATGCTGGCGCGGAACTGCGCCGCCCGGCGCCCTGGTCGCGATCCATACGAAATGGCCGAGTACATCGCGCTGCTGATCCGCCAGGATGATGCCCGGGTGCGCGGCCGGATTAACGCCATCAGCAAACGGCGCTGCGGCAAGTGCGGAGATCAACTGCCAGTGGCATCATGCCCGCACTCAGGGGAAGCCGCATGCTGGGTTATGTACGGCTGGCACGAAACAAAACTACCGCTGTGACATGTCACGACAGATTGACTAAATCCTCGCATGATTATACTGTTTAAATATACAGTATTTTAGGGGTGAAGATCATGGGTGGCAAAGACCGTAATTATACTGTCGTTTACCGCGGGGATTTTATCGACGCTGTACCTGATGGCCGATGGATGATGATCCAGCGTGGTAAGGAGTTCGGCGGCGGGTACTGGTTTGGTCGAGCTTATGCCGACTGCTTCTGGCTTGAGTTTGAGCGGCCAATGCCCCTATCAAGCTGCGTTGAGTACGTCGTGCTATACGACCATGTCGCCGCCCGATCTCATGAGTTAGAGGATGAATTTAAACTGGAATGACCGCGGCCGCCGACTATGGCGGCTTTGTTTTGCGTGTTACTATTACCTAAAAGGTAATTATTTTCGGGGTGTTTACCATGCCAAAGGATCCGAAGCGCAAATCAACTCAATACAAACCGTTGACGGTGATGCAGGAAGCCTACGCCCAGGAGTATGTGAAATGCCCTGAAAATCAGACGCAGGCGGCCATCAATGCCGGGTTCTCCCCAAAGTCTGCCCACGTCAAAGCCAGCACTATGATGCGTGATGAGCGTATCCAAAAACGAATCGCTGAGCTGATGGAGGAGCGCAACAAGCGCCTGCGCGTCAGCGCCGATTACGTGCTGCTGCGCCTGGTGGAAATAGACCAGATGGACGTGCTGGATATCCTGAATGATGACGGCGGCCTGAAGCCTATCCGCGAGTGGCCGAAAATCTGGCGCACCACGCTCAGCGGTTTCGATCTGTCCTCAACCATCATGAACATGGATGAGACCACGATCGAGACTATCCTCAAAAAAATAAAATGGCCAGACAAGGTGAAGAACCTCGAGCTGATTGGTAAGCACGTTGATGTGATGGCATTCAAAGAGCGCATGGAAGTTAACGTGAATGTCACCATTGCTGACCGCATGGCCGCCGCCCGGCGCCGCCTGAAAGAGCGCCAGGGTGGTGACCAGTGACAGACGCCGCTTTATCCCCGGAAGAACAGCTGATCGACGATATCGCCAGCTTCACCCATGACCCGCTGGGCTATGCGCTGTATGCGTTTCCGTGGGGCGAGGATGGCACAGAACTGGCGCACGCCACTGGTCCGCGCCAGTGGCAGGCTGACGCATTCCGCGAAATAGGCGAGCACCTGCAGAATCCCGCGACACGTCACCAGCCGCTGATGCTGTCCCGCGCATCCGGCCACGGCATCGGAAAATCTGCGTTTATCTCCATGCTGATTAACTGGGCCATGTCCACCTGTGAAGATTGCAAGGTGGTGGTGACCGCTAACACCGATAACCAGCTGCGCACGAAGACCTGGCCGGAAATCATCAAATGGTCGAACCTGGCTATCACGAAAGAGTGGTTCACCTGCACCGCCACCGCGATGTACAGCAACGATCCGGGCCACGACAAACGCTGGCGCGCCGATGCTATTCCCTGGTCTGAGCACAACACCGAGGCGTTTGCAGGCCTGCACAACGAGCGTAAGCGCATCGTTGTGGTGTTCGACGAAGCATCCAACATCGCGGATCTGGTCTGGGAGGTTGCCGAGGGCGCGCTGACGGACGAGGACACCGAAATTATCTGGGTGGCGTTCGGTAACCCGACGCGTAACACCGGGCGATTCCGAGAGTGCTTCCGCAAATACAAGCACCGCTGGAAATGCGCGCAAATCGACAGCCGCACCGTCGAAGGCACCAACAAGCAGCAGCTGCAAAAGTGGGTCGATGACTACGGCGAGGACAGCGATTTCGTGAAGGTCCGCGTGCGCGGGATCTTCCCTGATGCGTCAGAGCTGCAGTTCATCCCTACCGGTCTGACAGACGAGGCGATGAAGCGCGTTGTGACCGCTGCGCAGGTGGCGCACGCCCCGCGGATAATCGGCGTCGACCCGGCATATTCCGGCGTGGATGACGCGGTGATTTATCTCCGCCAGGGGCTGCACAGCAAAGTGCTGTGGACCGGCAACAAGACCACTGACGATCTGATTATGGCTAAGCGTATCGCTGACTTTGAGGACCAGTACCAGGCTGACGCGGTGTTTATCGACTTCGGCTACGGCACCGGGCTGAAGTCCATCGGTGACGGCTGGGGCCGCACCTGGCAGCTTGTGCCGTTCGGCGGCGCATCGTCAGACCCGCAGATGCTGAATAAGCGCGGAGAGATGTTCAACGCCTGTAAGACGTGGCTCAAGCTCGGCGGCGCGCTGGATGACCAGGAGACGGCGGACGACCTTTCCGCGGCAGAGTACAAGGTTAGGGTGGACGGTAAGATCGTCATGGAGCCGAAAGAGGATATCAAAGAGCGTTTGGGCCGGTCTCCTGGCAAGGGCGATGCGCTGCTTCTGACGTTCGCCTATCCAGTGGCGAAGCGTTCAGATTTCCCTGCTGCCGGCGGCAAGCAGCCCAACGTGATCAGCGAGTACGACCCGTGGGCATGAAAAAGCCCGCACATCGGCGGGCTGATTGCGACATGTTACGGTGTTAAACGATTTGCCAGTCTTCGGCCAGAACATCGGTCTGACTAGCCAGCCACGGCACTAATTTTTCGTCCGCTGTTTTCATGGCGATATATGGCAGTTGTTCCGGAGCGCGTTTCGGGTCTCCCTGCGCACCTTCCGGCAACTCAAAGACGCGACTGCAAAAGCAAGGTGTACTGCCAGTGTGAACTGCTTCAGTGTACGGCTTAACGTATGCCAACCACATCCCCTTACCGTTCCAGCCAGCGCGGGCAACTTTTTTACCCTGCCTGAGCGCTTCAATGGCAATGCCAAAACTTAACCCTGATACCGGACGGTAAGCCTTTTCGAATACCTCTTTCGGACTCCAGCTAACGTAGCCATCAAAGCGATCGGTGTTAGGTTTTCCGCCGTCCAGATATTCAACAAGATAGCCATCATCAGAGCCGTTCTCATCGGCAGGAAGTTGCCATCCACGAAAATCGTTGTATGCCTGGCGAGTCATGGGAAATGCGTTGATTAATTTTACACCTATGTGCTGGGTCATGATTTCCTCTCTAAAAAAATGCCCGGACGAACCGGGCGAAACAGGGATGATGGAAAGTTCCGTCCTTGGCTGGGTGTCACAGGGTTTACAGCATGAAGTCATCGCAATGGCGTCCTGCTGTAAAAAGGGCGGTGGTCAGAAAGGGAATAACTGCCACCGCCAAACTTGCTCTGGAACTTCGGGTATCACGGTCCTGAGGCGTGATTCTGGTGCAGCATGCAGGATTCGAACCTGCGACCAACCGCTTAGAAGGCGGTTGCTCTATCCGACTGAGCTAATGCCACAACGAAGAGAGCACTGATTACCACAGTGGACCACCCGGCGAGGGAGGCGTTGCTTCCGCCAATGCTCTCATCGTTGCATCCTCGTCTCTTCCGAGGTGTCACACCGTACCGCCACGATGGTGAGTCGCTGTCGTGCATGCAGGGCATGGCTTGCACATTCCGGCTACCCGCTGGGCCATGTACCAAGGAGCCCCCGGACCGCTATCGGCGCATGTGCCATACGCCGGATGCTTTCACACCTGGAAGCGCACTCCGCCATCTGAGTAACGACAAAGCCACCAATGGAAGGGAATGGGGTGCGCTTTCATGTTGTGTTTACCAAAAAGGTAATAATTTATCGTCAAAAGGTCAATACACTACGACAAATAAATCATATGTGGTTAAATTGGTAATAATTTAAACGCGTATGGAGCGCAGCAAAATGTGCATCAGCAAGCCGAAAGTGAGTTCTCCGCAGGTTCAGGCGGCGCCGCAGGTTTCCGATTCTGCTGTACAGAACGCCGCTGATAGCGATCGTCGTCGCCGTGCCGCAGCGGGCGGGCAGAAATCAACAATCCTGACGTCGAGCCAGGGTGTAACGCAGCCTTCTGGCGGCACTCAGGGTAAGACCCTGCTCGGGGCGTAATCCATGGCCGAACTCTCTCCGAAACAGCATTACCTCAAACACCTGGGGCAGCTCAAAAATGAGCGCACCAGCTTTGAGGAGCACTGGCGCGAACTGGCGGAATTTATCGATCCGCGCAGCACGCGCTTTCTTACGACGGAGAGAAACAACGGCAGCAAGCGTAATACCCGCATCGTTGACCCTACCGCCTCTAAAGCTGCCCGCACTCTGCAATCAGGCATGCTGTCAGGTATCACCAGCCCAACCCGCCCATGGTTTAAGCTGGCAACGCCGGATCCGGAGATGATGCAATATGGACCGGTAAAACGCTGGCTTGATGTGGTCATGACCAGGATGAACGACGTCATGAACCGCTCTAACGTCTACCAGTCCCTGCCGATTATCTACCGGCACCTTGGTGTTTTTGGTACCGCGGCTATGGCGGTTCTCGAAGACGACGAAGATGTGATTCGTACTCATCCTCTGCCGATCGGAAGTTACTACCTGTCAAACTCGCATCGTTTGTCAGTCGATACCACGTATCGCGTTTTCTCCATGACTGCCCGCCAGATTGTTATGCAGTTTGGCCTGGACAACGTCAGTAACGCCGTGCGCGGCGCCTGGGATAACGCGAACTATGAAGCATGGTTCGATGTGGTCCATCTGACAGAGCCCAATATCGATCGTGTGAATGGCAAGCTGAACTCCCGCAACAAGGCATTCAAATCGGTGTATTTCGAGTTGTCCGGAGACGGTGACAAGCTCCTTCGTGAGGCTGGTTTTGATGAGCCGCCGATCCTTTCACCGCGCTGGGAGATTAACGGGGAAGATGTTTACGGGAGTAACTGCCCGGGAATGATGGCGCTCGGTACTGGTAAGGCGCTGCAGCTGGAGCAAATTCGCAAAGCTAACGCGATCGATAAGCTTGTTAACCCGCCAATGGTTGCCCCGACAGGTCTTAAAAATAAGCTGATCAACCTTGCCCCTGGCGGCGTTACTTATGTTGATGAGGTTGATGCTACCAAGCTAGTGCGTCCGGCTTACGCCGTCAGCCCTCAGCTTAATGACATGCTCGGCAGCATTGCTGATGACCGCCAAATGATTGAAGCCTGCTTCTTCTCTGACCTGTTTAACCTGTTCAGCACCATCAACACCAGGAGCATGCCAGTGGAAGCTGTGGCTGCAATGCAGGATGAGAAGCTCCTGCAGCTTGGTCCAGTACTGGAGCGACTTAATGATGAATTCCTTGATCCTTTCGTTGATCGCACATTCAACATCATGGCGCGCCGCAACCTATTTCCTGAGCCACCGGAAGAACTGCAGGGCACTCCTCTGAAAGTTGAATATGTATCCATTTTGGCACAGGCCCAAAAATCCATAGGGATCAGCAGCGTTGAGCGCTTTGTTGGCTTTGTTGGGAATCTTGCAAAAGCCAATCCTGCGGCGCTCGACAAACTCAATATCGACCAGACGATTGACGAGTACGGAAATATGCTCGGCGTCCCGGCCACGATCGTTAACTCTGATGATGAGGTGCAAGCTACGCGCGAGCAGCGCGCTCAGCAGCAGCAACAGCAGCAGATGATGGCTATGGCCCAGCAAGCTGGCGCAACCGCTAAGACCCTGAGCGATACCAACACCGCTGACCCTAGCCTGTTAAAAACCCTCTCTGATGCTGCTCAGCAGCCGGCGGTGACGCAATGACTGATTACCTGAGCGAAGAAGAGCGTGAAGAACTGGCAGCAGATGAGCTCAAAAGGCAGCAGTTACGGCGCGAGAACGAACTTAATGACCTGCGCCTTATCTGCGAGACAGAACACGGCCGCCGTTTCATCTGGCGCCTGATTGAGCAGGCTGGAGTGTGGCGTACGACTTATACCGGTGAGGCACTCTCGGCAGCCTTCGCCGAAGGAAAACGTAACACGGGACTGAAAGTCTTTTCCGACGTGATGGAGGCGTGTCCCGATCAGTATCTGGCAATGGCCAAAGAGGCCAGCGAGGAATAGCGATGAATTTATTTGAGCGTCTGATGTATCGGCGTTTGTGCAATGAGCAGCCTGCTGATGGTGGAGCAGCTCCAGCAGCATCCGAACCATCCCCGGCTCCTGCGGCTGAGCAATCTGAAGCAGCGCAACAACCAGCAGCAGATCCAGAACCTTCGCCAGCTGATGGAGGTAAACCTGAGCCGACTGGCGATAAGCCAACTCCTTCTGCTGAGCCATCGGTTCCAGAAAAATATGAACTAACGGCACCTGAAGGCACTGAGCTGGACTCAAAAGCTGTTGAGTTGTTTGAGCCCGTGGCGCGCGAGCTTGGTCTTTCTAATGACCAGGCGCAGAAGTTGGCTGGACTGTGGCCACAACTGCAGGAGCAAATCCAGAACCGCCAGGCTGAGTCGTGGGGGCAGCAGGTTGAACAGTGGGCAGCTGACACGAAGGCTGACAAAGAAATCGGTGGCGACAAATTAACGGTATCCGTAGGGCACGCGCAGAAGGCGCTGGATACCTTCGCATCGAAAGAGTTCCGCGAATTCCTTGACTCTACCGGCCTGGGTAACCACCCGGAAATGGTTCGGGCGTTCGCAAAGGTAGGCAAGTTGATGAGTGAAGACAGTTTCGTCACTGGCCAGGGTAACGGATCGCCGAAAAACGATCTGGTCGAAGCGTTTTATCCAAGCAAAAAATAGTGAGGTGTAATCATGGCTTTAATTGGTCAGACGCTGCCTTCTCTTCTTGACGTGTACAGCCGTACCGACAAGAACGGGCGGATCGCTAAAATCGTCGAGCAACTGGCGAAAAGCAACGATGTCATTACCGATGCGATTTACGTGCCGTGTAACGACGGTTCCAAACACAAAACCACCATCCGTGCCGGTATCCCCGAGCCGGTGTGGCGCCGTTACAACCAGGGCGTGCAGCCTACCAAAACCCAGACCGTTCCGGTGACTGACACTACCGGTATGCTGTACGACCTTGGCTTTGTGGATAAAGACCTGGCCGATCGCTCCGGTAATGCGGACTCGTTCCGCGTGTCCGAGAACATGGGCAAGCTGCAGGGCTTTAACAACAAGGTTTCCCGCTACACCTTCTACGGCAATACCGATGCTGAGCCGGAAGCGTTCATGGGCCTGGCTCCGCGCTTCAACACTCTGAGCACTTCCAAAGCGGCCAGCGCGGAGAACGTATTCAGCGCCGGTGGTAGTGGTTCTACCAATACCTCCATCTGGTTCATGTCCTGGGGTGAGAACACCGCGCACATGATCTATCCGGAAGGTATGGTCGCCGGGTTCCAGCATCAGGATCTGGGTAATGACCTGGTCAGCGATGCGAACGGCGGTCAGTTCCTGGCTTACCGTGATGAGTTCAAATGGCATCTCGGCCTGTCAGTCCGTGACTGGCGTTCGATCTCGCGCATCTGCAACATCGATGTCACCACGTTGACCAAAGATGCTGCAACCGGCGCCGACCTCATCAGCATGATGGTCGATGCGTACTACGCGCGTGATGTAGCAATGCTGGGCGATGGCAAAGAGGTCATCTACTGCAACAAGACCATCCATGCCTGGCTGCACAAGCAGGCTATGAATGCGAAAAACGTTAACCTGACGATCGACGAATATGCCGGTAAGAAAATCGTTTCTTTCCTGGGTATTCCGGTCCGTCGCGCTGACGCCATCCTGAATACTGAATCAGCCGTAACGGCGTAAGGGGGGATCATGCTGCTCGACCAGCAAGCGCTTTTTTCCGCAGCTCAGGCCATTACGGCCACGGCTGCTTCGACCAACGTCATTGATACCGGCAGCAATAAAGATGTCGGTAAATATGGCGATATCCCGCTGCTTATCCAGGTGGTTGAAGGTTTCAACAACCTGACCAGCCTGACTGTGACGGTGCAAACCGATGACAACTCTGCATTCAGTTCCGCTGCGGACGTGCTGTCCATGACGATCCCTCTGGCGTCTCTGGTGCTGGGCTATAAGTCTCCGGTTATCACGTTGCCGATGAAGATGGAACGCTACATCCGTCTGAACTATACGGTGACTGGTACTGCGCCGACCACTGGCAAAGTCACTGCGGGTATCACCGGAGGCGTGCAAACCAATGCCTGAGTACAAAGTCGCTAAGCGGTCATTCATCAATGGCCGCCTGCATGAGCCGGGTGACATCGTTACCTACGACGGTGAGCCGGGAAGTAATCTGGTTTCCGTTGATGCCAGCCTGAGCGAAAAGATTATTCCGGTCAGTGCAGAAGAGTTAACCGAGCTTGATGATTTGCGCAAACAGTATGAAGAAATGTTCGGCGAAGCGCCGCATTTCAATACCAAAGCGGAAACTCTGAAGGCGAAGATCGCCGAAAGGCGAAAAGAACTCGGGGTGTAAGCCCTCATAACCAAAGGGGCGAAAGCCCCTTTTTAGTTGGTGGATGATATGGCATCAGTGATCAATATCTGTAATATCGCGCTGGCACGTATAGGCAACAGCCGGACGATTAACAGCCTCACCGAAAAGACCAAAGAGGCATATACCTGCAACCTGTTTTACGAGTCCATGCGCGACGCAGTTCTGGCAGACAACGACTGGAACTTTGCCATGTCGCGCGTTGTCCTGGCCGACCTTGGCGACCCTGCGCCGGGATGGTTGTTCCGGTATCAGTACCCGACCGACTGCGCGCGCATAGCTGCCATATTACCGAAGTGGTTCACTGGGTCTCATATCATTCTGCAGGATAAGCCTGTTTTTGAAGTTGGCAGCAATGAAGATGGCACTGGCCGCGTCATTCATACCAATGAGTCTCAGGCGGTACTGCTATACGTGAAAAGCATCACTGACCCGACGATGTTTGATGCCTTGTTCGCTGATGCTCTTTCGTGGCGTATGGCGGCAGAGATAGCCATGCCGATCGCGGCAAATGCCAGTCTCGGTCAGCAGGCAATGGCCAATTATCAGCAGGTGCTTACGGCGGCCATGCAACGCTCTCTTGATGAGGCGCATGAACCGCAGCAGGCGATGTCTGACCTTGCCAGTGCGAGGATCTGCTGATGGCCTATTCACTGGTGCAGCCGTCGCTTGCCGGCGGCGAGATATCGCCTTCACTGTATGGTCGAATCGATCTTGAAAAATACCAGACGTCATTGCGCCGCTGCCGCAATTTCATCGTCCGGCAGTCAGGCGGCATTGAAAATCGTCCCGGTTTCCGGTTCCTGGGGAGCGCGAAATATGCAGACCGTTACTGCCGGCTAATACCGTTCCAGTTCAGTGTATCGCAAACCTATGCGCTCGAGCTCGGTGATCACTATTTCCGTGTCTGGTCTAACGGAGCGCTGGTTACGGACGGCGGCAGCCCTGTTGAAGTTGCTACCCCATGGCCGGTTAGCGTCATCTCTGAGCTGAAATTTACGCAGTCTGCCGATGTGATGACGGTGTGCCACAACGATTATCCGCCGCTTGAGATCCGCCGTTACGGAGAGGCTGACTGGCGCACCGCCGCAGTGACAACAACCAGCGGGCCATTCCAGGACCTGAACACAGACGACTCGGTAACGGTGTACGCCTCAGGCCGAACTGGATCCGTAACGTTGACTGCCAGCAGCCCGATTTTCAAAAGCCAGCACGTGGGAAAACTGTTCTACATGGAACAGAAAGCGGTAGATAGTGTTGGTCGGTGGGAAACCGATAAAGACATCGGGATCGGTGACGAGTGCCGATATCAGGAGAACTTTTATCGCTGTGTTGACGGCGGTTCTAATGGCACAACCGGCACTGTTGCTCCTACCCATACAACGGGAGATTCCTGGGATGGCTGGGGTCTTGGTGGCCGTAACGGTGTGCTGTGGCGTTATCTGCATAGTGGTTTTGGCGTGTGCCGTATTACCGCCGTCGCCGGAGATGGACTAACTGCAACGGCCGACGTTGTACCACGTCAGGATGGTGAGATCGAGCTGCCGGCGCAAGTGGTAGGTAGCACCTTCGCCACTTACAAATGGGCGCATTATGCCTGGAACGATACAGACGGCTACCCGGGTACAGTTACCTATTACCAGCAGAGGCTGATTTTCGGTGGCAGCCGGGCATTTCCTCAAACTATATGGTGTAGCCGTACCGGTGATTATCACAACTTCTATCGCAGCAACCCGAAGGTTGACGACGATGCGATAACCTATAACTACGCCGGTCGCCAGCTGAACAAAATCCTGCATCTTCTCGATGTCGGTCAGCTTATCGTGCTGACCAGCGGCGGAGAGTTCAAGGTGACAGGCGACAGCAACGGCAACCTGACGGGAACCGGTGGCTTTGCGATGTCCGGTCAGTCGTTCAACGGTAGCAGCGATCTGGCACCAATCAACGTTGGTAGCGTTGCACTGTACGTTCAGCAGAAGGGCTCCATCATCCGTGACCTGTTTTACTCATTCGACCAGGATAGCTATCAATCCAGTGATCTGACCCTTCTTGCCAGTCACCTGTTTAACGGTTACAGCATCAGAGACTGGGCTTTGTCTGTTCAGCCGTTCAGCGTTGCATGGTGTGCGAGGAGTGACGGCATGCTGCTTGGGCTGACTTATCTCCGTGAGCAGCAGGTATATGCCTGGCATCCGCACCCGATGACTAATGGCTATGTCGAATCGATCTGCAG